CTATATGGCAACACTTCTGGACAGGGGTTCGACTCCCCTCATCTCCACCAATATTCAAGCTAAAGCTAGAAGAGGCGTAGTTACTGGATAAAAGCAGTAGTTACCTAATCTTCTAGCTTTTTTTAGTGTTCGTATATGACTGCTTAAATACGTATTTGTTCGCTTGAAATTTCACCATCATTTCACCACCGTTTCACCACGGGACACTTTTTTAAAAATGCCCTAAAAGTAGTTAAATAAAGGATACTTAATAAAAAAGACCGGCAATAATGCCGGCCTAATTATGCCATAATATCGATCGAATCGAGTATCTGTTTTTCTTGTTCCTTCATAGCATCCGTAACATGAGTATAAATTGATAGGGTAGTCTTCGGTTCGTTATGTCCGACACGAGCCATGATCGTCTTTAACGGTGTTTGTTTCTCGGCTAAAAGCGATATATGAGTATGCCGGAATGTGTGCGTCGTTACTGTTTTATTAAATGGTACGGATTTAAGAATTTTATTTAAATAATGGGAATCGTAAGGAACGCCGCCATCCGTAACGAAGATATAATTATCGTCGTTCTTATAATGCTGCATAATCTGCTTACGGCTATGGTTTAATTGAATGAATGTCGATAAGATATGCCGCGCTCGTTTATTTAAATGCACTATACGGGCCGAGTATTCATTTTTAGGTGGTAAGCGTAGGCCCTTATCGCTTAACGTCGCATTGACGTTAATATACTCATTTTTAGAGTTATAATCTTTAACACGTAATGCTCGTAACTCACCGATCCGTAATCCGGTTAGTGCTTGAAACTCGAATAGAAGGGCTACTCGTTGATTCTTCTTAGCAAGAGCCGTAAGGAAAGTCTTTAATTCGTCCTTAGTAAGGAACTTCTCTCTGGCTTTAGTTATCTCTTCGGCAGTACGAGGAGGGCGCTTTAATATAATATCTTCTAGATAAGATATATCGTTAATGTAGCCCATACGCTTGCCGTACTTTAAGGCTTGCTTTAGCACGGAATAAACACGCTTAACATAGTTAAAGCTTTTCTCTAATAAAACTTTATTTAACATTCTTTGGATATAAATAGCTTTTAAATTAATAACTAAGATATCGCCATCAATCCATCTTAAAAGTGCTTTAGCATGGTCTTCGATATTCTGTTGTGTCGTAACCTTACGCAAGCCTTTATCGATGGTTACATACTCATCGGTAAGATCTTTAATCGTAAGAGTCTTATTACTGACGCTATTCGTTAAGATTTCGTTAATTCTATCGTTAAGAATACGTTGCATCTCTTTTTGAACAGCTTTGGTATTCTTAGTCGAGGTAACGCTAACTCGTTTATTCTTACCAGTTAGTGGATCCTTATAGTTCTCGCCATAACGGTAGGAGACAGTACCGTTTTTCTGGATACGTTCATCAATATACATAAATAATAATACTCCTATTGCCTTTTAAATAATGAGAGCACATTGAAGAGGGCCGTCAACTGTTCCTCCGTCATATGACTTAAAATAATATTAATATCGTTAATTAAATCATCACGTTCCCGGTTATCGATAACTAACGTACAAGCATCCTTAACGGTATCGAAATCGCTATGTAGTACATAAGCTAGTGCTTCGATAAGATCGTCAGATACGGTTTTAACATAACCATTCTCGAGCATAGTATATGTAGTACGTTTATAGGACGCTTTCTTAAGATCGAGGGGCGTGATACCTTTACCATTATCTAACAATTTCTTACGAAGATAGTCTTGTACACCGTCGGCTAATGCTTGATGGCTTAACCCGTTTTGCTTTCTTAAATTTTCTAATTTAATTAATTTAGGCATAGTAATAATCCTCCTAATGATAGTATAAGTCATAGTTAAATTAAAGTCAATGACATGTATTGACTGTTCATATATGTTCGGGTATGATTAACTTGTGATAAAATTTGTAATTGTTTTTTAAGGGATGCTGTAGAGTGGACACTATGGCATCCCAGAAAGGATTTAAATGGTAGCTCAATGGGCTAGCGTTACTAATCTCGGTAAAATCTTTGATATCGGTAGAACAAAGGTTACTGAGTTGGTACATCAAATGGAAATCGATCCCGAGTATAAGGACAATGTTATCTCTTTTAGTCATAAGAAGAAAAGCGTTAATATTAAAGCCTTTCAAGAGTTTTTAGTTACGAAAATTAGTCGTAAGTGGATAAAATAACTCTTATTATGCATAAACGATATAACTAGCGTTAACCCGAAACGGAAATGTCGTTCGTAATATATGTTATGAAAGCGCCGTAAAGGAAGCGCTAATTATTAATTTAAATAAAAGGATATTAATTATGAAAAGAATTGAATTATTACAAGCAAAAGTTAAAGATTTTACTGTTATTAAAGAAGTGGCCTTCGATCACACTAACGGCCACCAATATCAAGTTAAAGATAATGCTACCGGCGAAATTAGCATCAAAAATACATTCGAACTAACCGGTCAAGAATTCACTTCAGCTAATGGCTACAAAAAGAAAACTGATCGAGTTTTAAAAGAAGATGCTAAAAATAGAACTCATGGTATGACTCGTACTAGATTCTACCGCATCTGGAAGCAAATGAAATCCCGTTGTAATAATCCTAGCCAACAACAATACGAGACCTATAGCAAAATCGGTTATGATCCTAGATGGGACATCTACGAAAACTTCCATGATGATATGTTTGAATCTTATCAAGAAGGCTTAACTATCGACAGAATCGATGGTACTAAACCTTATGGCCCAGATAACTGTCGCTGGGCTGATAGAAGTATGCAGCAACGTAACATGAAATCCAACCGTAAAGTCGAAGTTTGTGAAGGCGTAGCTGTTAAGTTAATCGATTTAACCGATGCTTATGGTATGAACAATAACACAGCTAGAAGTCGTTTAGATAATGGGCATTGGGAGCTCACTAGAACATTATGTACTCCAACTAAAAAAGATCCTTTCAACTTTAACGCTATGGATGAAGCTGCTCAAATCGAATGGCTCCATAAATCCAACAAACTCCTCGAATCTATCGTTGAAGATGCTGTTAATCAACTGGCAGCGATGGAAGAAGATCCTAACATTGCTTATCTTAAAAAACAAGGCATCATCGTCGAGATTGGTGAGTGCTAATTACAATCCTCTACCTGGAAATATCTGGGTAGGGGATTTTTTTATGCCGGGGCGACGGCTATGCTTGCTTCATCTGAATATTAATACAACGTCCTTCTGTATGATACCGAATCTCGTCCAGGATAAATTATATTAGCCTAACATCAAAACTCGCTCACAGCTCAAATTTCGAAGTTTTAGAGGCATTGTAGAAGCTGTACAACACGATAAGCGCGGGCCGAAGCTTTAGCTGAGCCATGATCAGAATAAGCTCTGTAAGGACGGTAGCATTACCCGATGATTAATCATACTAGCGACATAGCAAACGGCCCTTAGAAGCTAAATTTCGAAGTTTTGGAAGCATTATAGGAATCCGGTATATGATGCATCCTAATAAAGATATTTTTGGTACGCAGGATGTTATCAATCGCTCTAGGAGCGCTTGGGTTGTTTCCGGCCCGATGTGTACATGGTAGGCTTCCATCAGGGGGGAGCTTCGTAGGTAGAATTCATTTAAAGGCTCTGTATGCTTCGTAAGGATGTACTAGGTAAGTTTGTATGATCTAGACTCAAAACGCTCTCAGAAGTCAAATATCGAAGTTTTATGAGTATTGTAGGAGAGTAGGATATCTTGATTCTGTATTCAAACTTAGAGGGAAGCTGGGTTAAGAAGGTTAGATAACAATTGCTATTAAATGGGCCATCTTGTGTAACGAAGGCAGCTTAATATCGTTTGTAGGAGGTACGGTGTTTCTGAGACCATGATTTTTTCGCTGGGGCCGAGGCGCTAGCCGAGTATGATAGAAGTTATGTTCTTAGTATGCTATTGATAACATAGAACATATGTTCTTAGTATCGAACACTCGAGGGATGTGTTCTGGTTCAGAATATCCTGGCCCGCGAAAACCTTGTTTGATGCCCGCGTAGGATATCTTATTAAAAGCTTAAATTCGCCGCGCATGCTATTGCATTTATTATCTAAACCCGGGAGCGGCATAGGATACAAAAGCTTTAAGATCGAGAACATCTAGTGTCATTAAATAAGCTTAATCTGGCAGCTAGGTTTGTTAGATAAATGATTAAAGTATAGGGCCCGGGATTTCGTTCCTTAATAGCAAAAATATCCTTGTAGGATGCGTTTGAAATTGAATAGAATAATCCGCCGCCATGATTAAATCATTTATTATCTAACCTAACCTACGAAGCAAAAACATCTATATTAAATTCTTAAAGCTATTAACACTAAATATCCTTCCTTAACCTTCGAAGCTAAAACATCCTATTTAAATAATTAGAGCTACCGGGCTGGAAATATCCCAAGCGCTCACGGAGCGATTGCTGCTAACGTTACATATCCTTCAAACACCATCCTACCCGGTAGCGTTTTCTACGAAGAACACCTTCTAAAAAAAGAATATTAGATTCTCCATCTTATCAGTACAATATAAGCTACCCCATGCGTAATATATATTTCGAAGAGACGCAAACCTTATAGGCTCCGTATCTTAACAGCGAAAACAAGCTTAACATAATCCGACATGATACGTTTCCTATTAAAGGTCGCTAGCGCTCCCCCTAATGAAACTATCTCGGTCGCTGGCGCTCCCTTCGTCAGTTTCATTCAATTTAAAACTTCATCAAAACTTCATGGTTAGATTAACCAAAATTACTAATGTCGTTTGTAATATATACTACGTAGAACGTTTTCGCTAAGAGATATCGTTCGCTAACGCTCACTCATCTCTTAACTCAAGTTCTACTTCGTATAGCCCTCGTCGACAGTATAACCCCGGCATCCGATCTTAATCGGTATTTGTTATCTTTAAAATTTAACTCGTTATAAACTTGTCGACGACGGCTACTTGTGATATACTATATTTAGATCAATAGATATAGTTTCGTAAAATTATATTTTCTTCCTATTATCCTATTCCTATATAGAGACATATTTTTGATACCCCCTCGATTTTGAAAAAAGGTCCTATTTATAACGGAAAATTAAAATTGAAACCCCGAAATTCTTCCCATGGGGACGGGAAAAACAGGCAAAAATTCTCCATATCATAGGGAATGATTTTTGACCCTAGAAAGGACATAAAACAGATGAAAAGAACAGAAAAATACTACATAAAAGAACGTTTTAAAGAAGATCGTAAAAAGTTTCTTACAACAGATTCTAATTACATTAAATTATTTGAAAAAGATCAATTAAAACACTTCACACTAGCTAACGAAATTATTTCTCGTTTCACAAACCAAGCTTATGAAAGATATACTTTTTTCTTAGCTCAATTTTTAGATAAAGAGAATAAGTTAGTGGCAACAGAAGTTAATAGTCTTCCAGTTCTTCAAAAAGAAGATATCGTGGCTAGACTACAAGAAAGATTCGATATTTCTGAAAAAACTGTCGTTAATTATTTATCGGCGGCTAAAAAAGCTAACATCCTTATTAAAATTAAAGGCGACAACATCGTTAAAAGTATTTACATTATGAATCCAGTACTGTTCAACGGTGGCCATAACCTTATTCATTCAAAACTTATGTTCTACTTCCCAGATGATCTTTGTAAATTAATTGCTCCTTATCAGTATCTAGCATGCGCTAAGATCGTTAATGTCGACTATCCTAAAGTTAATGAATGCCACTATTTATTTAACATTGATAGAAGCCGATACAATATTGATAAAGTTATGAATGGTGAAGTATTTGAAATTCCTAATGCTCTTAAGAAAAGAAAATCTATGGGTCATACAGAAGCTATGAAGTTTTTCGCAAGAAGAGGCATATCCGACGTACTCGGTATTCCGTTAGGTCAACGCTTTAACTGTGTTTTCCATAACGACGACAAAGAAATGGGTTTGGTTATCTTTAAAGATAGTAAAGAAAAATACTTCTGTTTAGAAGATCAATGTGTTTCTGGCGACAAAAGATTAGGTTTAGACATTTATGATTTACTATATATCTTGCTCGATATTCAAGAAGAACCTAATAAATTAAGATTAGCAATGCAATACCTAGCTAATTTATATAATGTTGAACTCGAAAAAACAGTTGCTGAAGAATATCAAACAGTAGCTTAGATGTACAGGAGATTATAATATGTCAACAAAAAAATACCCAAAAGATATTCAAAAAAATGTTAATGATTTAGAAAAACGATTTTGTGATCGCTACTTATTCTTAGATATTATGAATAGCGATGCTTGTATCGAAGAACGATTATATGATTTAAAATTATTAATTTGTGATAAATTTAGAGATTATATTTATATCACATCTTCATTTGCTGGCTATGAACATGGACAACATGATGCGGGCGATGAACGAGAATTTGCTGTTACTGCAACTTTATACAAAGATGATATTATTTATAACTGCTTATATTTAGACGGTAGTTTTTATAATTATGAACGTGTAACAGCTGGCGTTAGTATTTTAAATATGGGTGTAACAGAATACAAGGACTAATATTATGGAAGAAAGAACAATTACTCTTAGCAGCAAAGAATTGATGTATACATCAAAAATATATAGTTTAATAGGCAGAAGATTTCTTAATAAATATAATGTAAATCGATTTTATAATCATATTTTAGGAAAAACTGAAGTTAAAGCATTTAGTGAGAGAATTCTAGCTAAAGTTTCTCCGGATTTAAAGGTTTATGATGCACTATTTGAAGATTCAACAGAAAATGGTGAATTTGTCAGAAATTGTAAAATTTTAATTTTAAACACGTCGATCTGTAAAAGAATTTATTATTGTGTAGAGTTTTTCGTTTATCATGAAAAAATTTCTTGGAGAATGCTTACAGGACTTTTTTCGGAAAATATAGTTTTTGACGACGAGACAGAAGATGGTTCCGATAGTAACAACGAAGATAATGATTCAGTTAAAGCAAGTTAAAAACTTCACTAAATTTTCATTAATAAACTAACCCGGAACGAATGCTCCGTTTGTAATATATGTTGTGAAAGGCAACAGCGATAAAACTTAATATTCAATCAAGCTAAAGCACTGTTTCCTATGCAGTGCTTTTTGCTTACCAAGATCGCGATCGGCGCCTTAACACATCTCATTATTTAACCTTTAATCTTACTTACTAATAATATGAAAACAAATAATATATATCCTATTAATACTCCTTATACTAAAGAACAAGAGACTGCATTATTCAATGAATATTTCAGTACTCCGTCCTCCAGAATAAAAAAATCGATCAAAGATAAGATCGTACTTAACCAGGTATCTCAAGTTATGAGTATAGCTAAAACCTTCCGTGATTCTGACGACATTGACGACTTAATCCAAGAAGGTATGGTAGCAGTGCTAATAGCTTTTAATAAATACAACCCAGATCACGATACTAAGTTTTCGACTTATGTTCGTCCAGCAATTAACGGCCATTTAATCCGGTATCTGCAAAAGAATAAGACGTTACGACTTCCGGACCGTACACCTAAGATTCTTAAGCAAATTAATAAGGCCAAAGAACTACTTAATAGACTCGAAAAACGCATAACTACTACTAATATTGCTGAGTTAACTGGGCTCGATGAACAACAAATCATCGACATCCTTAACGGTATTCAGCTTGTCGAACTTAATAAGTTGAACGACGAAGGTGAAGAATTAATCAACACAATCGAGGATCCGACCACGATAGAGGCTTTTAATAGCGTCGAATCCCCGAAACTCGATTTAAGCTCTTTAACCGATGTTCAACAACAAATTATTATGCGCGACTTCTACGATGGATACACCGACGAAGAAATAGCTGAACAACTTAACATCGCTATCGCTACTGTAAAACAAGAAAAGCTAAAAGCACTCGAAACTTTGAGATACACACTAGAAAGGAACTAACTATGGACACATTGAAAGTAAGAAGACCTCTTCCTGGCGAAGAAGAGGGTGTATTGCGCAGCGACAAAGAAGTAACGATCGTATCCAACGTACTAGTTAATTTTATAAATACCTGGGTACTCATAACGTCTATCCTGGCCATATATTCGTTTTATTCGTTTTTCTTTAAATAATAGGTACCAATCATGAAATACACTCCAACGCAAAAACAACAAATTAAGGACTTACTTGATAATTCCGTAGATTATGTAGTGGAACCATTATTCGGTGAATCAAAGCCATACTACAACACAGCCCTCGCTAGACAATATATGGAACGATATCGTGATCTAGCACTCGAAATTAAACGATCTAATTCTTTAACTAGACTATACGATCAAGATATCTCTAAACTCGATGATAAGCAGTTAAAAGAAACTCTTAGAGAGTATAAGGCTGATGAGTTAAGGCTCCAAAAACAATACATCGATACGCAACAAGAAATAGCTAATACGATTAAGCGTGTACCAGATGCACGCTATCGATTATTACTCACGAACTACTACTTGAACAACGTACCCTTAACGGTACTAGCTACTACGTTTGAGACATCGCGATTCAATAAGGGCTGCTCATTTAGAGCTATATCCAAAGCTATTATTGAAGCTCTTAAATTAGTATGTGAAGTGTTACAGGAGAGCAATAATGGATGACGAATTAATTATTATTGTAGCGTTTGTATTGTCGGGAATATTTGTTCCACTGTTCCTTATCAGTGTTTTATAAAAGGAAGCGGTCGCACTAAATATGCGGCCGCCTTTTTAGTTTCATTAGCTTCATTATTTAACACTATATCTAATACACTAATAACATCATATTTTAAATAAAAAATTTCTATTTTAGTTCCTACAAGTTCCTATAAGTTCCTATGCCATGCGTAATAATATAAATGTAGGGATAATAAATTAATTCATCCATTTCTTTTCATCTACATCTACTATATATTTCCTACCTTACACAAGAAAACCATATCTAAGCTTCCTATTATTTTTTGCAACAAGATTTTTTTCATGATTACTCCTTCTAAAAAAAGCTGCCCTCTCTAAACAAGAGGGTTCTTTTTTTTAGCTTACTAACCAAACATACATTCGCAATTATAAATAATTGCTCATCACTATATATATACATTAAATACTAACGAAAGAGGTGAGATCCATCGCCATTAAAGAAAACTCCAGAGGCAAGATTATTGTCGATGGATACACTTTAACACATAAACAAACTATCTTCTGTGAAGAGTACGTAGCCAGCAATCACGATGCGTATAAAGCCGCAGTAGAAGCGGGTTATAAATGCAAGACACGTAAAGCGGCCCTCAATATGGCCAGCGAAAACCTGGAAAAACCGGCCATTCAAGCTTACATAGCTGAATTAGAGCGCCGTATCAACAAAAGACACGAACAACGAGTAGCATCGATAGAAGATAGAAGAAACCTATTAACACAGTTTATATACGATCAAGAAATTAAGCATACAGATCGATTAAAGGCACTCGATATCCTCAATAAAATGGATGCAGCTTATGAACAACGCATCAAAATGGATACGACGATTAATAATCCAGTTCAATCTCTTACGACAGAAGAGCTTAGAGCTCTAATTGAGAAAGAACCCAATTAACTTTCCCTATGTATTTTTAATCACATACGAACACATACGAACACTAAAAGGAGGTGAAACGAATTCCACAAGTAAGCCAAATGAGAATGACACCAGAGCTAAAGCGACAACTTCAATACGAAGCACGTTTAGAATTAGCTCGGCGTGATTTCTTTGACTATTGCGAATTAATGGCGCCAGACTTTTATAAACGGTCGCGTAAATATCTCATTTATTTAACTTCCGTACTTCAGAACTTCGTATTCAACTCCTCTAAGAAAGTATTAGTAGTATCTATGCCACCACGTTCTGGTAAATCTAGAACAGCTACTAAGTTTGTAGAATGGTATCTCGGTAAAGATCCGACACAGAAGATTATGACGGGATCTTACAATGAAACATTATCGACACAATTCGCTAAGTCGGTACGTAATGCTATACAGACACAAAAAGCCGATCCATTCACACCAGTCTATTCGGATGTATTTCCCGACGTAAAGATTAAACAAGGTGATGCTGCAATGAACATGTGGTCTCTAGAAGGTCAATATTCGTCTTACTTAGCGACATCTCCTTCGGGTACTGCTACCGGTTTCGGGTGTTCTCTTATGATCATAGACGACGTTATTAAGAATGCTCTCGAGGCTAATAACCAACTTACTAAACAAGCTCACTTCGAATGGTTCACGAACACGATGTTATCTCGTTTAGAGGAAGGCGGAAAAATCATTATCATAATGACACGCTGGGCGTCCGACGACTTAGCTGGACGTATTATTAATCATTTCCAGGACGATGCCGAAGTCGTATCACTTAAAGCACTCCAAGACGATGGCACGATGTTATGCGACGAGGTACTATCCAGAGAGTCATACGAAGAGAAAAAGAAGCTAATATCGCCCGATATCTTTTATGCTAACTACCAGCAAGAGCCGATCGACTTAAAAGGTCAGCTGTACTCATCCTTAAAGACATACGATAAGCCTCCTCAATTCGAACGTATCGAAGCATACACCGATACAGCAGATACAGGTACCGATTATTTGTGTTCGATTATATACGGTGTTTATCAAAAAGAAGCCTACATCCTGGACGTTATTTATACTAACGATCCGATGGAGATAACAGAACCCTTAGTCGCTAAACATCTATACGAATATAAAGCGAATATTGCTCACATCGAATCAAACAATGGCGGGCGCGGATTCGCTAGACAAATCATTCATTATCTAACAAATACCTATAACACTAACTACACTACAATAAAAGCTTTCCATCAATCTAAGAATAAACAATCCCGTATCTTATCTAACGCTACCTGGGTAATGGAACATATATACTTCCCATACAATTGGCATAACAAATATCCAGATTTTTATAAAGCTATTACTTCTTATCAACGTGAAGGTAAAAACCTCCACGACGATGCTCCCGATGCACTAACTGGTGTAGCAGAAAAGATTAATACACAAACCCCGACATTCGAATTCATGTAAGAAAGGACCCTAATGCTAAACGAAGAATGGAACGATATCATACGTAAGCATGCCGGTATGTCCGAGTCCCAATTCGTGCAAGCTGAACTCGAAGCGTTTCTCTTTTCAAAGAAACGACAAGAGATACTCCAGGCACGTAACTATTATCAAGGTAAACATAAACTGCCAGAACATGTAGTCATGGACTCTAACGGCAATCCGACCGATGCGAAAGGTACGATTCCTAATAACAAGATTATTAATAACCTATTCGATGATTTAGTCGATCAAAAGACTAATTACTTACTCTCAAAGCCTATCGACGTTAAATCCTCGATCGACTTAACCGACTTCTTTAATAAGAACTTCCAGCGGACGCTAAAAAACCTCGGTAAAGATGCTTATATCGGTACGATAGCTTACCTACATCCTTATATCGATAATCAAGGCAACTTTAAATTAAAACGAATGAAGCCCGAATTCGTTATCCCATTATGGCACGACGAAGAACACGATTCACTCGATGCTTTTATTTATTTCTATGAATTCGAAGTATATACGACACCTAAGACTAAGACTTCTTTCTATAAAGTCGAATACTACAAACCAGAAGGTGTTACTTACTACGATTACATCAATGGATCTCTTCAGCCAGATCTTACTAAAGGATCTAGACCTTATATTCAAAGCAGTGGTCTTTCTTATAACTGGCAATCTGTTCCCCTCGTATGGTTCCGATCTAACTCAGAAGAAGTACCGTTACTCTCTAAGATAAAGCCATTACAAGATGCATTAAATCAGATGTTATCTAATTTTGCTAACGTAATGTCTCAAGACGTTCATAATACGATCCTCGTTATTAAAGGTTATGACGGCGAGAACTTAGCTAACTTCCGAGAACAGCTAGCACGTTATGGAGCGATTAAGATTACGTCTTCTCCAGAATTCGAATCTGGAGTCGAAACTCTAAATATCGAAGTTAATGCTTCTAACTACGAAACGATTATTAAGCTACTTGAAAGAGCAATTATCACGAATGGTCGAGGCTTCGATGCTAAAGATGATCGAATGGCTAATAACCCGAATCAGATGAACATTAATTCAATGTACTCCGATATCGATCTCGATGCTAACGAAATGGAAACTGAATTCCAGGCATCACTCGAGCGCTTATTAACATTTATTAATGCATACCTTTCATTATCTAACAAGCCCGTATCTAACGATACGGTATTTATATTTAACCGAGATCTTCCATTAAATCAATCGGAATTAATCGATGCATGTCGTAACTCCTCCGGTATTATCTCTGAAGAAACGATAGTCGCTAACCATCCGTGGACTCTCGATACTAAAGAAGAATTAGAACGCATTAAGAAAGAACGCAACGAGGTACTAAATAATGACGTACTGGGAACAACGCTTTCTTAACTTAAAAGAAGATGGCTTACATACAGCACGGTCCTCATTCGAGGACCTAACTTCGATATATGCGTATTCTTTAAATAAATACGAAAACCAGATAGCTCGTTTTATTCAACGATACGCTAATTCTAATAATCTCTCACTTGCCGATGCTAAGAGACAGTTATCGGCACGAGAATTAAAAGACTTTAAGATAACGCTTAAACAATATATTAAGCTAGCACAACAAAAGAACTTATCTCCGAAACAAATTAAGCTTCTCGATAATGCCTCTTTAAGAGCACGTCTATCACGCCTAGAAGAATTATGGATTCATACTTCACAGTTTGTCGAAATTTTAGCACAAGAACAGCATACCAATATAAGCGATGCACTAAATAAAGTTTATAACTCGACCTACTACGAAGCCGCATATCTTACACAATCACTACAAGGCAAATATCAAACATTCAGACAGATACCGAAGAAAGCAATTCAAGAAGCTATTAATACACCGTGGACAAACCAAGACTTCTCACAACGGATCTGGGATCAACGAGATAAGCTAATTACGAAGCTACAGCAAGAGATAACACGTTCCTTTATTGCTCAAGAACCTACCGAACGCATTACGGAACGTGTATCTCAAGCATGCAACGTACAGATGTCGAATGCACGACGCCTCGTCGAAACAGAAGTAGCTTACGTTCAAGAATTAGCACTTAATAATACGTTTAAAGAATTAAACGTTAAACAATATCAGATACTAGCAACCCTTGATAAGCATACATCGTCCGTATGTCGTCATTTAGATAAGAAAGTAATCGATCGTACCGACTTTAAGCCTGGTATTACGGCTCCACCGTTCCATCCTTATTGTCGTTCTACGATGATACCGTATGTACCGCTACAATCACGGGCATCACGACCAGATGCTAAGACGGAATATGTACCCGATATATCTTACGAGGAATGGGAAGCTACATACCTAAAGTAGCGGCGCTAGACACATATCATTCATTTATTTAACCCTTGTCTTTTTAAGTGTATTAAAGACTATAAAGAATAATACACAAAATCCTTTAAATAAAGTGAGAGATGTGACTCTCGTAAATAAAACGAATTCATTATAGGAGAACTAACTAATGACTAAAGAAGAATTACTTGCACTTAATCTTACAGAAGAACAAGCTACAGCAATTATCGAGGATTATGGCAAAAACTATGTAACAAAGTCTCAGTTCAACGAGAAAAACGAAAAATATAAGCAATTAAAATCCGAGATCGAAACCACACGAAGCGAAATTAACAAACTAACCGAATCTGAAACAGCTAATGAAACACTTAAAGCGCAGATTAAAGAATTACAAGAAAAAGCCGCTGAACGTGATAGTCAATATGCACAACAAATTAAAGATATGCAAGTCGATAACGGTATCAATACCGCAATTCTTCAATGCGGCGTTAAGAATCCGAAAATCTTAACTTCTCTCTTAAACAAACAAGCTATCGAATTAAAAGAAGACGGCACTCTCACAGGCCTTACCGAACAAATCGAAGCTTTAAAACAATCGGATCCTTACTTATTCGCCGAATCTAAACCTGTCGGTGTCGTACCTGGTGAATCTAACGCTAACCCTAATCCTGGTATTACGAAAGAACAATTTAACAAAATGTCTTACAAGGATAGAGTAGCATTACAGGAAAGTGACCCGGCTCTCTACACTGAATTATCTAACTAATTATTTAACAAGGAGACCATCTAACAATGGCTAACGAAACAAAACTCGCTAATATTATTAACCCACAAGTTATGCAAGATATGGTATCTGCTGGCTTGCCTAAAGCATTAAAATTCACACAATTCGCAGCAGTAAACGAAGACCTTAAAGGTGTTCCTGGTGACACTATCACAATCCCGGTTTGGGCTTATATCGGTGCAGCTGAAGACGTTGCAGAAGGTGCAGAAGTATCTACTACTATTATGACTGCTTCTACTAAACCTGTACAAATTAAAACAGCTGGTAAAGCTATCACATTGACAGATAAAGCAGTTAACTCTGGTCTAGGTGACCCTGTCGGCCAAGCTACTCATCAATTATCCCTATCTATGGCCGATAAAATCGATAACGATGTACTAGCAGCATTAGGTACTACTACTTTGGTAGCTACTTCCGCTAAAGCTATCTCTTATGAAGGTATCGTATCTGCTGTCGATAAATTGAACGAAGAAGGTAACACTGATAAAGTTCTTTTCGTAGCTCCTTCTCAAGTAACAACTCTTCGTTTGGACCCTAACTTCATCGATCGTAATAAATATAATGCCGACGTAATGATTAACGGTGAAATTGGTATGATCGCTGGCTGTCGTGTCGTAGCTTCTCGCCGCATCGATGATTCCAAAGCGACTATCGAAAACTATATCGTATGCTTATCTCCAGAAGTAGAAGACGGTACTCCAGCTCTTCCAGCAGTAACTATCTATACTAAAGCAGAAGCAATGCTCGAAACTGAGCGTCATGCAAAAGCATTATCTACCGACGTTGTAGTATCTGCACACTATGCTGTAGGTTTGACTAACGAATCCAAAGTAGTTAAAGCAACATTCAAAAAATAATAAGGGTTAAATAATCATGGATCAAATAAAAGAACTTATTCGCTTCACGACACATTTTAACGTGACACCAGAATATGACAACGTTCTTCAGTACATCTATGATGCGGAACGGCAATATCTTCTCAATATCTTAAACGAAGAAGAGTTGCCGTCCGAACTCTCTGGACTGCTCGATAAAAGAGTAGCCGCAAGGTTTATCGATCATCATAAGGATATCATTCTTAGAGAAGCCGACTTACAACCTATTAAACGGTTAAAAGAGGGCGATACCGAGATTGAATTCGGCGGCGATAATACCTTACATTATTTAACTTCTCTCATATCTAAATGGACTTCCTTAGAAGGTACAGATATAACATGTTATCGAAAATTAAAATGGTAGCTCGTCAACATTTCGAGCGTTTATACCAAGATACATGTATTCTTACTGAACAAAAGAAAGCCATTCAAGATCCTCTCACTGGCATAATTAAGAACGGCGAACTCGAAGCAATTAGTTACCCTTGTCGAGTGTCGTACAAGACACTTCAAACTAACGATATCGTTAATAAGCTACCATCGGCTTCGCAAACCGTAGTCTTATTCATTTCGCCGGATCTCGAGATTAAGCCAGGTACCGATATCGAAGTGATACGTAACGGCCGACACTTCGCTTATACAGCTTCCTCACAAGTGGCGTTATACGATACTCACCAAGAGATCCAGTTAACGCTCAAGAGTAAACATAATGGCTAACGTTACAGTCGACCTCTCCGGATTCGAAGAATTATTAAAGAAGACAAACGAGCTTCAAAATAATATATCGTCTCTTAACGAGGAAATCACCGATAACTTAGCACAACATTATTTAGCCGAGGCTATAGCGAATACACCAGTCGGAGCGCTAGCGATATCGCCAGACGGGAAATACCGTTCAGAATCGGAACACATGAGACGATCCTGGGAAGCAGAACGTATTAATGATTCTACCGTTAAAGTACAGAATTCGGCTTCCTATGCATCATATGTAAACGACGGCCATCGACAACGACCAGGACGTTTTATACCAGTATTGGGTAAACGTCTTACTAAATCGTTTGTTAAAGGCTTACATATGCAGGAGAAGGCAGAAGCGGCTACAAGAAGAGCTTCAGATAAGATTATGAAGAACGCGCTCGACGACTACTTATCAACGTGGAGCAAATAATGAACTATATCAACGAAATCATCGACGGCATAGCTAAATCATTATTTAACTCTTTTAAATATCCTATATATATCGACGAGATTAAATCAGATGCGCAATTCCCTTGTTTCGTTATCGAGACTCTTAATACAGAACAGACACATATCATGGATGTGCGTTATAACAGGCGTAACGACTTTGATATTATGTTCTTTATTTCGGACGACGATTATATCGAATCTCAGAAGGAGCAGATTAACCCCGTTACCGAGAGCTTATATTTCGATTTAGAATATATAACCCTCTCCGACGGGTCACTCCTAAACGGCATCGATATGAGTCACCGTGTTACGGACGGCATCTTACATTTTAAAGTCTCTTACGAATATCACATCTTAAAAGCGTTAAATAAAGATCCTATGCTTACATTAAATCAAAATCAAGAGGTAACAGATAATGCCAAGAACAAAGAAAACTGACGAAGTAGTAGATACTAATATTGCAGTAGATGAAAACGCTGCTCCAGTTCCTACTTTTACTCCAGAAGTGATTATTGCTTCTGATCGTTTTAAACAATACGCTGACTTAATTGCCGCTGTCATCGAAGATCGCGAATACAGCATCGAGGAAGTTGAAGCTTTACTACAAGATACATTAAATAAACCGGTCATTGAAGTTTTCAATGACGAAATCTTTAACGATTAATTATTTTACATAAAGGAGAACTATCCTATGGCATTAGGTGGCGGTTACTGGCTTTTCCAAAATAAAACATTGCCAGGCGCATACATTAACTTCGTTTCCAAAAATAAAGCATTTGCCGAAATCGTAGATCGCGGTTACGCAACTATGGCACTTTCTTTAGATTGGGGCGAAACAGGCAAAATCGTGCGTGTCGAACAAGAAGAATTCCAAAAGGATTCCGTTAAAATCTTCGGTTACGACTACGCTCACGAAAAAATGAAAGGTCTTCGTGATCTTTTCATCAATACTAAAACTTTATATCTATATCGTTTAAACTCCGATGCAGTTAAAGCACAATCTACGATCGCAACTGCTAAATGCGGTGGTGTGCGTGGCAACGATATCGCTGTCGCTATTTCTGCCGACATTAACGATGCATCTAAATTCGTAGTAACGACTTACCTTAAAACAGACGATGTCGTTAAAAAAGTCGACGAACAAACTGGTCTTTCTACACCTAAAGAACTCGTTAGCAACGCATATGTAACATTTAACGAAATGTCCGCATTCACAGCACAAGCAGCTACTTACCTTACTGGTGGTACTAACGGTACAGCTGTACAAGCATCTGACTACCAGAAGTATATCGAATTAATTGAACCATTCTATTTCAACGTATTAGGTTATACTGGCTCCGATCAAACAATTCAAAACTTGTTTATCGCATTTGCTAAACGTACTCGTGAAACTACTGGTCAGAAGTTCCAAGTAGCACTTTACAACAATACTCGTGCTAATTACGAAGGCGTTATCTCCCTAGCTAACAAAGTAACAGATAGTGGTGCTGAACCTGGTGCTGGTGTATATTGGTTAACTGGTGCAGAAGCATCTTGTCCGATTAATAAATCTTTAACTAATAAAATTTACGACGGCGAATATAACTTCAACGTGCAATATAAACAATACGAATTAGAACAATTCATTAAAGGCGGCCAAATCGTATTCCATAACGTAGCAGATTCCGCATCTGGCAACGTTAAAGGTAACACTCGTCTATTATCCGACGTTAATACTTTCACCGAATTCTCTAAAGAACGCACTAAAGATTTCGCATTGAATCAAGTTATTCGTGTACTCGATAATTCCGCATATGATGTAGCTCGTTTATTTAACAATTATTATTTAGGTAAAACTCCTAATGATAAAGATGGTCGTATTGCATTGTGGAACGATATCGTTAAATTATTCGAAGACTATGCTAAAGTACGTGCAATTAAAGAATTTGAATCTAAGGATGTTCAAATTCCGACAGAAGGCGACGAAAAAGGTTCCGTAGTCGTGAACTACGAAATTAACCCGACAGTCGCTATGGATAAATTGTATGCTACTTGCTACGTAAAATAAGGAGTACTAAATAATGGCAGAAAAAGCTCAAACTATGTTAGCAAAAGACGTTATTCGTGCAGTCGAAGCTCGTGCTTATATGACTATTAACGGTAAACGTCGTTTGTTATTGAACGCTAAAAAAGTCACTATCAAAGTCGACAAAACTAAAGAAGAAGTGGCTATTTTAGGTCGTATTAATAAAGGCAATAAATCTACTGGTGCTAAAGGTACTGGTTCTATGACTGTATACGACAATACACCGATCTTCACTGAATTAATGCTCGACTTCATGAATCACGGTAAAGATGTATACTTCGATCTTCAAGTTACTAACGAAGATTCTGATAGTGCAGCTGGCTCTCGTACAGTTATTATCAAAGGTGTTAATATCGACAACTTTGATTTAACGTTAGCCGATGCTGACGGTAAATATTTGGAACAAGACGTAGACTTCACATTCGAAGGTCTCGAAATTCCAGAAAACTTCAAAGAATTAGACGGTATGCAAGCCTAATTCCGCGTAAATCTTAGATAAGGGGCCTTATGGCTCCTTATTATTCTATATAAGGAGATTAACCTCTATGGCAGATATCAAAAATATGTCCTTAAATGGATTCTTTAAATCTAACGCTAAATCTTTACCCGACGTAAAGGTAGTCGTATCTGAACGCTTCACTAATGAAGATGGCAGTCCTATTGAATGGGTATTGCATCCAATTAGTACCAAGAAAGTCGAAGAAATTACGAAACGCAATACTAAAACTACGATTAAAAACGGCAAGAAAGAGTCCACTGTTAACGAAGAAAATCTTAACGCAGAACTTCTTGAAGCTGTCGTATTATATCCATCTCTTAACGATGCTGAACTACAAGATTCTTATGGTGTATCCTCCGCTAATGAATTATTAAGCGTTATGTTATATCCTGGTGAAACTCAAGTCTTAACAGCTGCTTTACAAGAAGTTATGGCTGGTACTAAAGCTAACGATATCGACGAACTAAAAAACTAATAGAGGAGAACCCAGAGGCATATCTCTACCATAGGGCACTCCAAGATTTACATATACGTCCGCTCGAACTTAACTCTATGGATGAACAAGAACGCAATTTTATTTTTGCTTCCCTCGCTATGAGAGAAAAAGAGCGGGCCCACATTTCTAAAGAATTAAAACGCAATAAATCAGGAGTAGAATATGTCTATATTGTCTAACACAATCAAGTTAAATAACGGTGTTTCTCCTGTCTTAAAAGATATAACTCAAACGGCTGGTACGGCATCAAATAGTATGTCGAATTTTGCTCAACAGGTAACGCATACTGGTAATGCCGCCAATAATGCACATGGCTCTTTATCTAACCTTAAATCTATTTTCTTAGGTTCTCTAGGAGCTAATATAGCAGCTGCCGCTATTGCTAAAGTCGGTGATGCTATTGGTCATGTATTCGATATGGCACAAGAGTTTTCATCGATTCAAGCCAGACTCGGTTTAATAGTCGGTGAACAAGGGAACGTAGCAGCGTTAAATAAAGAGATTTATGACTCTGCCCGACGTTCTCGTACTGAATATGCTGCTATGGCTGAAACAGTAGCCACATTATCTCAATCGGCACACGATGCATTCCCAGACCCTAAAGAAGCAGTCGATTTTGCTGAAAAAATCAATAAAGTCATGGCTATCGGTGGTACGACTGGCGAAAATAAAAAGAATGCCATGATTCAGTTGACACAAGGTTTAGCATCTGGTCAACTACAAGGCGACGAATTCCGTAGCATAGCCGAAAATGCTCCGATGATTGAAAACATCATAGCAAAAACTATGGGTGTTTCTCGTGGTGAATTAAAGAAACTGGCATCCGAAGGTAAAGTTACAGCCGAAGTGATTAAGAAGGCTATGACAGATAATGCCGACGAAATTGAAGCAGCTTATCGTAAATTGCCTCATACATTCGCTGACTGGGCCACCGATATTAAATCGGTCGCCGAATATGCATTTGCTCCATTATTCGATGCTGTTAATGAGTTAGCTAATTCACCAGAATTTAGACAATTTGTCGATAGCATAGAAAATAATATTCAGTACATAGCACCTATTATTAAAAATGTATTTAATGAAATATCGTATGCATTTAAGCAAGTATTAACGACCGGTCAACAAGTATTCGGATGGTTACAAGAAAATGCATGGTTCGTACACGGTGCTTTATTTGCATTAGCTACCGTAGCTCTTGTATATGCTGCTAACTGGTTAGTGGCTACGGCTTCGACTATTGCGGCTAGTATTGCTCAATGGGAATTAAATACTGCTATGTTAGCATGCCCGGCAACATGGGTAGCATTAGCTATTATGGGTATTATCGGTGCATTATATCTCGTTATCGATATGTATAACGAATGGGCTGGTACTACGTATACAGTAGTCGGTGTTATCGCCGGTGTATTCGGTGCATTATGGGCTATTATTTATAATCAAATAGCTTATATCTGGAATGTATTTATTATCTTCGCTAACTTTATAGCTACAGTATTTAATAATCCAGCAAAAGCTATTAAGAATTTATTCGGTAGCTTATGGAATAACTTAGTCGAATTTGCTGTACAAGGTATTAATGCGATGCTCGACGTTATGAAGCAAGTACCATTCCTTAAAAAATTATTAGATGGTGTTGGTCATGTCGTAGCATCCAGATTCCAAGTGCAAGTCGATGCTGGTCCTTTTGACGATTATAAGATGCAATCTAAGAGCATTACAGAAACTGCTGGTGCATTTCAAGATGCTGGCGATAGTATAGTCGGTAAAATTAGCAATGTTTTCACTGGTAATGATAGCTGGACGTCAAATGGCGACGAGAATAACAATAACTCTAATAGCGACAAACGTGCAGCTGTATCCGATGCAGCTAAAGACACAGCTAAAAATACTGGTAAAACTGCTAAGAATACCGAAAAAACAGCTAAAGCATTACAATTAACAGCCGACGAGATTAACACGTTAAATAAAGGCATTATGAACGATGCTATTAAGTCCTGGTCTCAACGTACTATCCACTTAAACGTAACGAATAATAATCAAATCGATTCTTCTGTCGATTATAACGACTTTAACACTAACTTCGCTAACGGCTTAGTTAACGCATTCCAACGTAATACTGGGGAGGCTTTAACATAATGTATTATTTCTACTTAGATAACCTCCAAATACCGATCCCGCCTAAATCTCTCGAGATCTCTTATAGTAACAAGAACGAAACAATCGACTTATTACAGACTGGTGAAGTAACGATACCGAAGCCTCTCGGCTTGACCGAATACTCCTTCGAAATACTTTTACCGAATAGTAAATATCCGTTTAATCAGTCTATCCTCGAGAAGAGTAAGAAAGCTGAATACTACGCTAATAAAATACACGGTATGAAAACAGCCGGTAATCCGGTTAAATTTACCGTAGTTCGTATGAAACCGAATGGTGAAATGCTTAGTATGATAACAGAGCGTGTCACTATCGAAAGTCTTATAAACAAAGAAGACCATGACTACGGCTTCGATATGTATTTAAGTATCACGTTAAAACAATGGAGAGACTACGGTACTAAAAAACTAGTGATCGAAGAAAACAAAGACGGTAGTGCTAGTGCAGCCGTTAAGACAGAACGCCCGACCGATAAAGTACCCGCTAAAGAAGTTAAATCTCCGAATGGGTTTAATAAAGCGACACTACAACGTATCGTCAAACAACAATTTGGCAACACTAATAATTTATTTAAAATTGCCGCGTTAAATAAAATTGGAGTACCTTGCTATTTAGGTGCTACTCAAGCACTCAGTATGTATAACGAAGGAAAGGGGACTGACGCATGGAAGAATTTAATTCTCAAAAAATAACACATGCTCCTCTTCGTGTACGATACGAATTAATCGTAATGCATAATCAAAAAGATATGTACTTACTGGACCCGCAAGACGGGGTTACGCTAGACCGTAGCCCTGACCTTGCTCCGGCTAAATTATCCTTTAAAGTCTTTAAAGATAAACTATTGGATATTCAAGAAGGCGACCTCGTTAACCTTAAAGTTAACGGTGAATTAGTATTTGTCGGTTATATCTTCGAAAAGAAGCGCTCTAAAGATAACTTCATCGAAGTAACGGCATACGATCAATGTCGGTATTTAAAATCGGAAGGTTATTACGTATTCGACGGCACTAAAACAGCCTCCGAATTAATTAAAGCATTAGCCGCAGACTTAGCTATTAAATTAGGCGATATTAGTCAGACCGTATATAAGATTAAATACATCTACGACGGTAAAACGTATCAAGATATCTTCCTCGATATGTTAAAACAGACTAATATTTACTCGCCTAAGATACCGGTTATGAAGCCCTTAAAGAAGTCGACCGATAGTAACTTTACGGCGCCGAACGGTACCTATTACGAGCAGAACGATATTAAATATCTTACCGATCACGGCTATAAACAAGAAGATGCGCTAGCTGAACTAGCTAAATCGCCTAAATATAAAGTTAAGACATGGGATGCTATTCAAAATGCTAAAATGGCTCCTCCTAAACGAGCTACAGATTCCGATAAGTTGGCTCCGAACGGTACTTATTATGAGAAAAACGATATTAAATATTTAACCGATCATGGTTATACCGAAGAGGCGGCGATAGCCGAATTATCTAAATCCGATAAGTATAAGGCTAAAGAATCCGAAATGAAGGAACGTAAGCCTGTATTCTTAGCGTATGACGATAAAGGCCTACTCGTCGTTAAAGAACTTAACGATATGATAACCGATATTCTTATCGATTCTACTCAAGTCGGCGACTATGAATATACGTCTTCAATCGAAAATACCTTTACACAAGTCTTAGTAGTACGTGAAGCTAAAGCTACCGAGAACGGTCAAGAAACTAAGAAATTCTGGCGTACTGGGGCAGCTTATGCTAAGAACGAAACCCAGAAATGGGGCGTACTTCAGAAGGTATATAAACCCGACGATAAAAAGACTAATGCTATCGAATATGCTAAGACAATGCTCGATAGTTTAGCTCGGAAAACTCATGCACTACGCTTAAAAGACTGCTTAGGTCATACCGAAATACGACCTGGTTCCGGTATCTGGTTAAACTTTAATATCGGTGATCAGATCATTAATGAATTAGTATATGTACAAGCCGTTACTCATAAATTTAATAATAATAAGCACTTAATGGATATGGATATTATTTACTTCGATAAACAACAACCCGAGATTACGGTCGAAGATAGAGGCGACGAAGAGATTCGTAAGCGTATCCAAGCTATGAATAAGAAATCTGGCGGCACTTCTAAAGGTACTGGTAAGGCTGGTAACGCTACGAATGCCGGTGTACAAGCTGGCTTCGATTCTATCACGGGTACTACTTCTGCTTATGGCGATGTAGGCTGTGTCGATAGAGCAACAGCCGGTGGTTCTTACTATAATAGCGATTTAGCCGATGCTTATAATGCCGGTATTAAAGATGTACCTGGACTTAAGACATTTATGAGTGGTCGTGGTTATGCGATCGAGTCCTATACTGGTGCTGCTAACCCTGGCGATATTCTTATCTATGACGGCGATGAACATGTCGTTATTGCCGACGGTGCTGGTGGCTGTGTCGGTAATAGTACTAAAGCTGGTTCAGTTATTCGCTATAGTGACGTTAACTATGCTTACCATAATGGTGTAGCTCCGACTCATATTATTAGAACAGGTGTTAAATAATGGATAATGATTTTAATAAGATATTAAGCGTTATTAAGTCGGCGGCCGTTACAGCTGTCGAGAATACGAAGCCGGCTACGATGTTAATCGGTGTCGTCGTTTCCGAAGCTCCACTCGAAATAGCACTCGATTCTACTTTAATTATCCCGGAAGACCATATCATGTTAACTAAAAATACGTGTGAGTGGACGATGGAAATGAGTGTCGACCATATCACCGAGAATAGGAGTGGTGGTGGCGGTTATGCTGAATTTGCTAGCCATAATCACGAGTATAAAGGCCGGAAGAAGTATCTAGTACATAACCAATTAAAAGTCGGTGATAAGGTATGGCTATTTCAAGAAACTGGCGGTCAGCGCTATATAGCGATTGATCGTGTATATAATCCGAATACGGGGTGTACGACTAAATAATGGCACTAACTCCTATGTCTAGTTATAACCAACTTGATAGCAGTTTGGTTACGAAAAAACAGACTTCTAATACCTTCAGAGTACGTTACGAGGACGATTATAAACTAATCGGTATGTGTGACGACTATGAAGCCATGAAACAAGCTATCTTTAAAATTATTAATACAGAACGCTACAAATATTTAATATACGACTGGAATTATGGCATCGAATTAAACGATTTAATCGGTGAAGCTATCCCTTATGTATATGCCGAGATTCAAAGACGTATCACGGAAGCATTATTAGCTGACGACCGTATCGACAAAGTATACGACTTTAATTTCTCGAATAATGGTGGCGACGTATTATGTGTATTCTCGTGCGACACTATTTACGGCACGATTAATGATATATATAAAGAGGTAACAGACTATGTACGAAAATAAAACTTATGAGAATATATTAGCTGATGCCTTATTCAGAACTGAAACTAAATACGATAAACGACAAGGATCCATGATTTATGACTCATTGGCTCCTTTTTCTTTTGAATTAGCTGAAGCATATATTATGGCTCAAGTTATTATGAGACAAACGTATGCTAAAACAGCTGACCGAGCTTTTTTAGAATTAAGAGCACTCGAATTTAATATTATCCCTCGTGAAGCTACAGCAGCAGAAGTTAAGGGTGTCTTTGACCGAGCTGTCGATATCGGTACTCGGTTCAACTTCGAAGATCTTAACTTCCGGGTCATAGATGTAATCGATTTATCTAAAAACGAATTTAAATTGCTATGCGAAACTCCAGGCGCTAAAGGTAACTATTGTATAGGGCGCATCACTCCAATTAATACGATCCCTGGGTTACAAAATGCCGAAATTAAAGAAGTATTGGTACCTGGCCAAGATGAAGAAGATACGGAAGCCTTCCGAGAACGCTATATCCGTGCATTAAAATCTAAAGCCTACGGTGGTAACGGTGCTGACTATAAAGAAAAAGTACTCTCCGTTAACGGTACTGGTGGTTCTAAAATCTACAGATGCTGGAACGGTGGCGGTACAGTTAAGGTCGTTATTATCAACAACGAATTTAATAAGCCATCACAAGAGCTGGTTAAAGAAGTACAGAACGTATTTGATCCTACACCTAATCAAGGTAAAGGCTACGGTTTAGCTCCGATCGGTCATACCGTAACAGTCGAAGCAGCCGAAGAAGTCGTTATTAACTACGAGATCCCGGTCGTAATGGCAGCCGGTCATGAACCTTCCGAAATTCAAACCGAGCTTACTAAGAAAATAGAAGAACGTTTGAAGGTACGACGTAAAGAATGGACGACGCAAGACGAGACCCAATTCTTAACGGTACGTACTTCTATCGTTACTTCATTAGCTGTCGATTTAGATAAAGTAATCGATGTCGGCGATATTAAAATTAACGGTCAGAAGGTTAAGCGCCTCGACTTACGTCCTAATCAAATACCTAAGCTCGGTACCGTTACGTTGGTTAAAGGTTAATCATTATGGCAATATTTGATAACTATACTCGCATCATCGACTTATCCGAATTCGCAGTACCGGTATCGGGTAACGTCGCCGAGATGCAAGAAATATATCGTGTCGAAAGCATCGAAATGCAAGTTTTATGGAATACGATGGTAGAAATATTCAGAGAACAGTTTATTATGACGGCTGAATCTCATGGCTTAACTCAATGGGAAACCATCTTAGATATTGTTCCGGCTAGTGACGATACTATCGACGACCGACGCTTTAATATTTTATTAGCATTAGCCGGTCAACGTCCTTATACCGAAATTAAGCTACGAGAACTTCTTAACAATATTTGCGGTGAAGGCAACTATCGTATCGTCGAGGATTATAAAAACTATAATGTTCATTTTAAAGTATCGTTGGGCGTTAAAAAACAACGTGATGCTGTATCTAAGCTATTGCGAGATTTAATTCCGATGAACCTTATCTATGATGTTGATTTACTATATAACCGACACATTGATTTAGCTCGGTATACACATAAAGAACTCGCTCAATTTACTCATTTTGCACTTAACCAGGAGGTTTTACCTAAATAATGGCTACCTATACAAAGAATATAAATTTACTTAAACCGGCCGAACAAGAGAAGTACGATGTAAACCTCAGAAATAATAACTGGGATAAAATCGATAAAGCTATCGGCGATACTAGCGATGCTATTAAGGCACATAAAAATGCTAACCCTATCGACCATCCAGACGGTAGTGTTACAACTCCTAAGCTACGCGATAAGAATGTTACGACTGAGAAATTAGCCGATAAATCTGTTACAGCTGCTAAACTAGCCGACGATATTAACATGAAGTTAGATAATAGCTACGTTAAGAAATCTGGCGACACTATGACAGGCGATCTTAATATCGCTACATCTGCTACGATTAAATTCCAACGTAAAGCTGGTGGCGGCTATCATACTATTTCAGACGGCGGTGTCGATAATAACACTACTAACCTAGATTTAGGCAATATTCAATATACACAAGAATCTAATCTATGCTGTTATAATCGTCCTGGCTGGTATGGTAAAAATAAACAGCGCACATTCCAACCATTCTTAACGATTCCCGATATTAGTGTTACCTATGGCAATATCAGACATGGTGGCACTCTCCCTATTCCAGATGGCTTTAACGAAAATGAATGTACATGGCTATTATCCGTAGACCAATCAAACGTTGATAATATTTTCTATGATGTAAACGAGAGTGGTTCTAGTAACATGGTAAATATTCAATGTTGGAGAGAGGGGCGTAAAGTCCATGTAGGAACACTATATAAAGGCTTTGACGGTTTTGCAAGAACATTTAGGGATCAAAGCATACTGTACAACAAAAACGGTAATAACACTTACTTTGTGGAAGGTACCGCTAACTATATCTGTATCGCTGTTAAACGAGGTTAGATAATGGAACAAGTTAAACGTAAAGATGAGACATTATATATTGGCTCCGACTGGTCTCGAGTATACGAAATTAAAGGTATGGATCTTACCGGTGCGACAGCTGTATGTAAGTTCCGCGATACTAGCGATAACCTATTAATCGAGGCCGAGTGTACTATACAAGATAATCGCATTTATCTAACCGTTAATTCTGCCCTTAGTCTTAAGATACCTAGAGGAGTCAAGCAAGGCCGCTACGATATCTTCTTATTGGGCAAGACTTATACCTATAAGATCATGATGGGTTCTATTACGTTCATTCCAGATGTTTCTATGCATTAGGAGATTGATATATGGACAAATTAGAAATTATTACGATCGAACCGACAACTCCTAAAGTAGTCGATGTTACGATTCAGCCTTCTAACGTAATCGGTACTGGTTATATTGCGGGGCCTATGGGCCATCAAGGTAAGGATGGCTTACCTGGCCCTCAAGGTGCTAAGGGCGAAAAGGGCGACCCTGGTGAAGCTGGTCCTAAAGGTGAAGTTGGGCCACAGGGTCCAGCTGGTCCGAAAGGTGATCCAGGTCCGAAGGGCGATAAGGGCGATCCGTTTACATTTAACGATTTTACTAAAGAACAGCTCGATTCTCTTAAAGTAACTACTAAAGGTACAGCTGTAGCAGGGCCTCCTGGTCCTATGGGCCCGCAAGGCGAAAGAGGTGCAGATGGTAAAGTTGGGCCGCAAGGTCCGGCTGGCCCTCAAGGAGAACGTGGTTTACAGGGTCCGCAAGGTATCCCTGGTCCTAAAGGAGATCCTGGCGAAAGAGGTGCAGATGGTAAAGTTGGGCCGCAAGGTCCAGCTGGCCCTCAAGGAGAACGTGGTTTACAGGGTCCGCAAGGTATCCCTGGTCCTAAAGGAGATCCTGGCGAAAGAGGTGCAGATGGTAAAGTTGGGCCGCAAGGTCCAGCTGGCATCAAAGGTGATACTGGATTAACTGGTCCACAAGGCCCGGCTGGCGTAAATGGCTTACAAGGACCGCGTGGTGAAGCTGGTCCTAAAGGAGATCCTGGTACTCCTGGTCCAAAAGGTGACAAAGGCGAACCATTTAAATTTAGTGATTTTACAGCTGAACAATTAGCACAACTTAAAGGTCCGAAAGGTGATCCCGGTCCGCAAGGTCCTCCTGGCCCAGCCGGTTCTGGTGGTGGCGCTGGTGGTAGTGTCGACTTATCAGATTACACTACTAAAAAGGATGCCGATAATCTTTATTTAAAAAAGGTCGACTTAAGAAACTATCTTACTATGATAGGCGATCCTAAGTATGCTTTAAAAACAGATTTAAATAATTATTTAAATAAAACCGATGCTAATAACCATTATGCACAAAAGGGCTGGGCGTCTCAAACATTTGCTTATAAAGGCGATTTAGGTAGTTTTATTAAGAAATCCGAAATCGGTCAATACGCATTAACACCTGCCGATGCATCGACTCGATACGTTAATAATATTCAAGCTCAGAATTTCGCTAAGAATGCAGATTTAGCTAATTACGTTTCTAAAGCACAATACGATAAAGATATTGAAGCTCTTAAGAAACGTATAGCTGATTTAGAACACTTATAGGAGTTAAATAATGAATAATATTAGATTCGGTGGCATCCCTTATCTACATCTCGATGTGTATCAAGGACACGATCATGTGTTTAATATCCAAGTCGAAGATGATAGTACTAAGGAGATTATCCGCTATCAAGAAGGAACGTTGACTTGTAAGGTACGTCGCAATAGTCCTCAAGGCGGCGTCGTACTTACATTAACTCCAGTATTTAATAACGATACTAACTGTGTCGATCTTTTATTTAACAGTGAAGATACCACTGGCGTTATGTTCTCCTACGATAACATCATGGAAGAAACATTCTACTACGATATTCGTCTCGATCATAATGAGAAGGATGAAGTCGTTTGTTACGGTGATATCACTATGAAAGCTGGGTGCAGTCAATGATTAAATTAAATCGTGGCCATGATAAGAACATTGTATTATCTAAAGAAGCTCTCAAGGAAATTCGTGGTTTATCGGCATACGAAATAGCTAAGCAAGAAGGCTTTACTGGTACCGTCGATGAATGGTTAGCATCGCTTAAAGGTGCTAAAGGCGATAAAGGTGATACTTTTAAACTATCCGACTTATCATCAGAAGAATTAGCTAAGATTAAAGGACCTCGTGGTGAGACTGGTTATACTGGTCCGCAAGGTCCTCCTGGCGAACAAGGTTTAAAAGGCGATCGTGGTGAACCGGGACCGAAGGGAGACGTCGGTCCAGCCGGTCCAAAGGGCGAACAAGGTGTACAAGGTACACAAGGCATTCAAGGCCCTCAAGGTCCTCGTGGTATTCAAGGTAAAGACGGCAAATCATTCACGTTGAGTCATACCTATTCTACGATCGAGAAAATGAATGCCGATGCCGATAATATCCTCGAAGATGAATTTGTCGCTATTACTGACGGTCATATCTTTATGAAGGATAACGGCGTACTTATCGAAGTATTAAATATCCGTGGTCCTCAAGGTTTACAAGGTGAACAAGGTATTCGAGGTGAAGTAGGACCAAAGGGCGAACAAGGCATTCAAGGTCCTGTCGGTCCCAAAGGCGATGCTTTTAAATTTAGTGACTTTACGACAGAACAACTCGAATCTATTAAAGGTCCTCGTGGTGAAAAAGGTGAAGCAGGACCCGAAGGTCCTCGCGGTTTACAAGGTCCAGAAGGTCAACGTGGTCCTCAAGGTGAACGTGGTCCGATCGGTCCACAAGGTATTCCTGGCTTAACTGGTCCAGAAGGCCAAAAGGGCGATAAGGGTGAAACTGGTCCTATCGGTCGTGCTTTTACATATAGTGATTTCACTCCAGAACAGCTTAAAGGCTTAACCGGCCCGAAGGGAGATCGTGGGGAGAAGGGTGATCGAGGCGAAGGTTTCGATATCTTTAAAACGTATCCTTCTATTAGTGCTATGAATGCTGATTTAAATAATATTCCGTTAAATAAATTAGTTATGATTAGTTCGACTACTAACGATGAGGATAATGCTAAGATTTATTTAAAAGAGGCGACCGGCCTCAAATTCTTTATCGACCTAAGTGGTGCTCAAGGTATTCAAGGTCCTATCGGTCCTAAAGGCGACAAAGGCGATGCTTTCAAATATACCGACTTTACAGCTACTCAGTTAAACGCTTTAAAAGGCCCGAAAGGCGATACTGGTTTAACCGGTCCTCAAGGTCCTCGTGGTGAACAAGGCTTAACTGGTCCGACTGGTCCACAAGGTCCTATCGGTCGAGCATTTACTTACGGTGATTTCACTCAAGCGCAGTTAGAAGCGTTAAGAGGCCCTCAAGGTATTCAAGGTGCTCAAGGTATTCAAGGTCAGAAGGGCGAGAAAGGTGAACGTGGCGATCAAGGTCTATCTCCTAATTTTGCTTTCACTCTCGAAGAAAATGGCGATTTATTTGTCGACATTAACTATGGAGCTTCTAGCAATGTAACACCATCTACTCCGAACACTACATCTGCTGCTATTAAGACATACGATGTCGTATGGGGAATAGCTCAACCTGGTGCTCCTGGTCCTATTCGTGGTTATCTCGAATATAGTGCATTAAGTGGATTCGGTAAGTTACATCTCGATATGAAAGTAACCGGGGCTGGATCAGGCAACGGTGGAGTTTTATGTACCTTGCCTGACGATGCTCCTGTACCTACACGTTTATTAGAAACTTCTATCGATGCTAATAATAATAGTGTCTATGTTGAACCTAATAGTCGTGTAGTTAAAGGCTGGGGTGTTGTCGGGAACAATAAACGTTACATTTTGGATATTGTAGGCTTCTGGAAGGAGATTTAAATAAATGGCAAGAATTAGATTAGGCAATTTAAAAGGTCCTAAAGGCGATAAGGGCGATCCAGGGCCTCGTGGTCCACAAGGTATTCAAGGGCCTCCTGGTACCGCTGAAAATATCGACTTAACTCCTTTCGTTAAAAAAACAGAAGGTGCTACATTAACCGGTCAATATACGTTTAGCAATAATACACCTATTAAATTAAATGGTTATAGTATTGTCTCTGAAAATAATCGTATTTTATTTAAAAATAACGATAATAATAATGTATTTGCTTTCGATGCCAATACGATTACGCATAACGATAAGTCTTTATTAACACAAGATAAAGCTAATACGTTATATGCTCCCGTAGGAGACTATGCATTACGAACAGCACTTAATTCATATGCGACTAAGGATGAGTTAACTAGTTATGCAAGTAAGCAATTCGTTACCTACGGCTTAAAAAGTTATTTAACTAAAACCGATGCCGATACTACTTATGCTAAGAAAACCGATATCGGCAACTCTTTAACAGTTACCCAAGCTAACGATGCTTATGTATCTAAGGCTGGTACTAATAACGTAACCGGTACGATTAACATTAGCCAAACAGCCGGGCTTACCTTAGCTAACCATATCTTTGAATCTAACCCGACTAACCTCGTTATTAAGAATAAAGCTAACCAGCCTATTCTTACTATATATCCGTCCGTAGCATATCTTAATGGTCGTGAAGTCCTTAATCAATTTAAGGCCGATCAGCTGTACGCTTCTAAGTCAGCATTAAATAGTTATTTAACGACAGATAATGCATCAAGTACGTATGCTACTAAGGCTAATTTAAATTCTTATGCTACTACGTCCAGCCTTAACAATTACGTTACGACGACTCAATATAATAGCGACATGAATTCACTCTTAACAGCATTAAGAAATGTTAACAACTAAGGAGAATACTATGGCAATAAATGATCTTATAAACGAAGTAAATAGTATTCAAACTAAGAAACAAGCTATTAAAGAAGCTATCACAGCTAAAGGTGTTACTTCGGAAGGTAAATTAAGCAAATTTGCCGACGAGATTAAGCAAATTACGACGAAGGAACCCGACTGGTATATCGTCAACAAAATCCGTTATGAGAACGGTAACGAGGGTTTATGCGTTAGGACTAGTGATAAAGATGCTATTGATGCTAGCAAATATCAGATGGTCGAAATCGGTGGCGGCGTTACTAGAGATAATAGTATTCAGAATAGTTTTAATTCAAAATATAATGATGAATTCGGTATCACTAATGGAACGTACTTCCCTCGAGAAACAGTTTATCGTAGCTTTACGACAAGAGATAGCTCTAATGTCGTATTTAACGGTCATAACGATAACCTTAAACTAACGCTTCAAAACGGTAAAGAAATAGTATTTAGAGACGTTAATACTTATAACTGGTTAAAAGGCTATAGAAATCAACCACTAGCCGACTATAATACTCTTTATTTAAAATCCGATGGTTTTTCTGGTTATAATTCATTAAGTTTAAGCGATTTTTTATCTACGGCAAATAAATCGACTACGTTAACACTAAGCGGATATGGAGCAACTCCGTTATTATTAATAGATTCATCCATTATGCTTCAAGCGATGAGTTTTAAAAAAATGCCTAAAACAGGATTTATTTATTATTCGGATAAGACAGCCGAGACTATTTCCGTAGAACCAATATCTTATACAAATCCCGAAGATTATCCTCCATCTTACTACAACAAAGAACAAAGGTATGGCAACTTATCTCCAGGTAACTACGTTCACTTACTCAAAAACAGACGCCTCTTTACCGTATTTGTTAGTGTAAACTATGTTATCGATAGTAATAATCAGAAACATAAAAATATTGAAGTATATGTCTACAAAATCACTAGGGCGGATGGTTCTGATACAGACGTTACTAGAGTCGATAATAAACCATTCGAGCTTTATTTAACATTCTCTAGCCAAGCACAACAACAATTACAACAAGCTTCTAATATTAAAATCTTTAGAAGACAAGTATTAGCGGCTAACGGTACTCCAGAACTTAGAGTAAGTAACTTCTTAACTGGTAGTGATGCATTATTAGAAATTAACGCATCTAAAATAACTAATGGTAGATTGCCTTATACAAACGAAACTGTAAATCTGTTTAAGAAAAGCTCGGGTGGAACTTATATTTTAAGATATCAATCAACTTCTTTTACAGGCGACTATATTGCTACATCTTTAGTAGAAGACATTGGATTAAATAAAAAAATAGCTGGCTTTATTCGACTTAACGATGATTCTAATACGATGTTCCCTATCGAGCTAGAAAAAGCACCAGACGAAGTAAAAAACAGCTCTAAAATAAGCTATTTTGGATACTATGGTTCTTGTTATTCTTGCATAGCTCCTAATGGTATGCTACCAGATAGTAACAAAATGATGGTATTTGTACGATATGCACAAGATAACGCCACATGTTTCTACGTTAAAAAAGGAAACGCTTATATCACGAATGATATGTTGAGCACTACCGAAAAGAAAACTCAACTATATTTAACTTCAGATGCAGAAACACAAAAATATTTGACTACTAAACCGTTAGGCGATATCTGGACTGAAATTAATAGCTTACCTAAAGAAACTTACAATACTTATAACAATTAATAAGGAGACCATATGACAACATCAGAAATTATTATGTCCGTTATCGGGATCATAACATTAGTCGGTGGCTTCCTTAAAGCCATCCACAGCATCGAAGATAATCAAGCTGATCGTAAAGCCTTCGAGAAGAAGACGTTAGCGATTCTCGAGAATATCAATATTCAATATCAAGAACTGCAAAAACAGATCGAGGCTTCGAGAGAAGATCGTCGAGCACTCGATCGTCGCATCTCGATAGTAGAGGAATCTGCTAAATTGAGTCATACACGTATCGATAGTCTAAGCGATAAACTCGAAGCCCTTCGAGACAGAATTAAATAGTTTAAATAAAGGAGCTCTTTACGGGGCTCCTTTTATAATACGAGGTTTACATGATTAATAACGATAAACTTCAAGCTATCGTCCAAATTCTGGCTGTCGGCGGTCTCGTTATAGCGCTTATTATGTCGATACTATATGACAGAACAGAATTATCGACGAATATAGCATCTGGTTTAGTCGGCTTCATCGGTGGAGCCGCAGTTATACGTAAAGGAGAAGACAAATGGCATTAGGCGATTTAAGTGCATCTTACGAATCTAACGGTAACCCTGGATGTGTATCCTCGGGTTATGGTGATTTAGGCGGTATTAGTTACGGTGCGTACCAGCTGGCCAGCGCAGCGGGTAGTGTCGATGCATTCCTAGAATGGGGCATTAATCAAGGCGGCTTTTATGCTGACTATGCAAATAGTTTAAATCAGTATGACGTGAATAGCGATGCTTTCATTGATCAGTGGAAACAGTTGGCGTCAGCCGATTCAGTAGGCTTTTTACAAATGCAGCACGATTATATTAAATCCGAATACTATGATAAAGCATGTCGTTATTTAGCTAACGAAGGTTTTCATGCCGATAACCATTCTAACGCTTTAAAAGACGTGATCTGGTCTAGAGCCGTACAATATGGCCCGGGCAATGTAGTCGATTTATTTAACGAAGCGCTAGCCTATGTACCTGGTTATACTCCAGAATGGAACTTATCCTGGGTCGATGCATTACGTTTCGACTATGACTTAATCGTAGGTGTTTACGAGTCTAATAAAAGTGACGAATGGATTAGTCCTCGATTAAGCTACGATGTAAGACAAGGTGTTTATGATCGTATGGATAATGAAAAACAAGAAGCTTTAGCTATGTTTATGGAGGAGATTTAAATAATGAATGATTTAAGTAAAAAGATTGTTAACGATGCGGTCGAACTTGCTAAAGAAAATGCTGTAAACGTATTAAAAGGTCTTAAATTCGACGATATTCAGTCTCTAGTGGAAGCAGAAATGGCTAGCATTATTAAGCCTTTGGAAGACGAAATTAAAACCTCAAACTCTTACTGGGTTAAGATCCGTAACCGTATCTATATCACTGTATTAAATAATAGTATTAATAGTATCGTTAATAGTATTCAAAAGAAAATTAGAGAACTATAATTAAATTCAGCCTCGCCTTATAGCGGGGCTTTTCTTTTTGTCTTCATTATGCTATCATGAATTTAATATGAAATAGTGTTGTAGTTTATATGGGAGACTTTGATATGGAAATAATCTTTTATCTCATGATGTTATTTGCTGGGTGGATTCTTTTTAAAATACTTAAATTTATATTGTGGGTTTTATTTAGTTCAGATGATAATAAAACAGCTTCGACACATAGCGAACCTGAAGAACCTGTAGTCAAAAAGAAAGAACCTGTAGTCGAAGAGACTTCCAGTCATGATGTACGTGATGATAAGCCATCAGATCTAAAGTACAATAATGAAGTATATATATCTTTTAGAAACATAGTTTATAAAGCTTATGAGAGTTTTAAAGAATCGGGATATAATATAGCATGGGAGTCAGATAGAGATCGTTTCATTATGCGTGAAGATGGTGACGATCCATCAGATAGTGGCCCAATATTATATATTGTTGAAGTTTGCCATGACGATCAAAAACCCGTTGAATTAAATGATTCATTTTATATACTCGTGACATACGGTGCTTTTTTTGATAGACTCTATTATGATAACTATAAAGAGAAGGCCGAGTATTTAAATAATTATTTGCGTAAAGAGCTAAAAAAGACTGCAATTTTTTATACTGTAGAAAACATTGAATATTCTAAGGTTGCAATATATTATTGCAATGTTGAGGTAGGCAATATTAAGGCTTTGTGTAAATATGCAAAAGAAATGGGTGAAGCAGAATTAATTAAAGAATTAATGAGCGATGCAGAACGAATCTATTATAATGGGGAAAACGAATATTTTAATAAAATATCAAGAGATGCAGTAAAAGATTTCTCCAATTAGTTTCACCACGCGTTTCACCATGAGCAGTACACATCCTATTAATATAGATATATACTATATTAATAAGGCGTAGTACCCTCATCTCCACCATATTGAATATATATGCTAGTAGTATGGAATGCTTAATAATGTTTCTATGCTTCTAGCATTTTTTTGTACACAAAAAATTTAAAAGTCAATAATTTTTGTCGCTTTGATTGTGCACAATGAATATGAATTTATATAGATTTTATCTATGTTTTATAAAGGTGGAAGGGTATCGAAAAAATTGACTTTGTCTATAGAATCCTGTAAAATATATAAAGATAATTATGCAATTATGAGACATAGATGATTAGTTTCGTGTAAAGGAGTACATATAATGAAGTTCCGTTATTCCCGTATGTTAGCGGCTCTCGTTGTATCCGCTGTAA